CCCTTTCGAGGTTGAACTCCCTGTTGGCGTCCAATATCATCCCGCCATCGGTGACGCTCTTGCCGTCGATCTCTACGTTTACCAAGGATTTTTGTGTGGACAAGTTTTTTAGGAGCAGACTGTATTCTGCTCCGAATGGTAGGTGAACTACTGAGTTACCGTCTCGGTATTGTTCCCTTAGGACTTTACCCCCGGTCTTGATCGCGCAAACTAACTTCTTGTTGTACATCATCGTACTACCTTTCCCGGCGACCGACTAACACCGTAAGATTAAAGTCGGTTGGTTTTAATGCGATTTTATAAGGATGGGGGGATTTCTCCCCCCACTCTCAAACTACTACGGCCTAATTAGGCGGCAGGAGTGTTGGCCGTGATGGCCGCCTGCAGAGCAGTCGACTTAGCGGTAAGTTCGGCCGCAAGAGCGGTCGCCTTTGCCTTGTCGCCTGCCGCGTCAAGAACCTGAGCCGCAAGGCCGTTCAAGAGCACGATAATACTGTCGTCCAATGACGTGTTCTGTGTTACAGCAGCCTGCAACGCATCCATTTCTACTGACATAGTAATCTCCCTTTGTCTGCTCTCACCAAGTAATTTGATGATGGCATCCAGTTTAGCGTTAATACCGTGGTTGTCTTCCTCGATTTGAGGAAAAAAGTGCAATACTTTCATTTGTAACATAAGTCCTCCTTTCATGAATCGTCCCGGAGAACGTTTATGCTCTTTTATTGCTTCTCATAACAGTAAATTAGTCGTATATGATCGTTTTTTTATTCCGGTATCATGTGCGAACTACCCGAATCGAACGGGTTTCTTCCGCTCTTCAGGCGGACGCTGAATGACCACACTAGCTCAGTTCGCGTTTGATACGGTGGAGGGATTTAAACCCTCTTGACTATCAGATACGGCAATCCCGCATTCGCTAGCGCGCTTTGTAACTTCCCATTAGGTACTGTCCTGAGAGTTACGCCGATTCAGTTCCTTGTACCACCGGAATAGATAGTCCTCACGGTTGCTAGCCTTTCTCATCACCCACTATCGGTCATTACGGGACTCCTCTGCAGAGGCGACCGGCCCACGTGACCTAGCGTGTTCGCACCACGCCGCACCGTACTTTGTATATGAGCTCCCTGGCGGAATCGAACCGCCGTCTACTGCTTACGAAACAGTCGTTCTGCCGTTGAACTAAGAGAGCTTACTTATGGACCGTATATGGTACATATGAGCCAGGTAAGGGAATCGGACCCTTGTTTCCTCCTTACCAAAGAGGCGTCTTACCACTTAACGAACCCGGCGTATGCTCCCCTTCGTGGATTCGAACCACGATTAGCTGGTTAACAGCCAGCCCTCTTGCCGTTAAAGGAAAGGGGAATGTGAGTATTCGGTGCGGAACCTCTGTCTCGCATCTCCATTCTCTCCTCAAGAATGGTATTCTATTGAACTAACCGAATGAGGCTCTGACCGGAATCGAACCGGCTTTCGCTGTTTTGCAGACAGCTGGTTATTCCAATCGCCCACAGAGCCTATACTAGATTTACTTCCTTGTACTCTTCCAAAGTGGACTTGATGACTCCACTTGAACTCCTGTAAAACAAACTGAACTTAAGATCTACGGCCATAGGAAATACCTGGTAAAGGTTCCTTGCCGCGTCCTCCGGTTTTATCATCACGTCCCATTTCGTGTTCGTCCTGGCAGGTCTTCTGAACCTTCCTGAAAATAACAAACGAAAGAACATGATGTCGCACATCATTCCTTCAAGCCAAGGCGTCCACTTTGCAAACCCAGCCACCCATTTCAAAGTGGATATGTTGTTCAAGAGAGACTCCGCGGTCTTCAGGTTGACAAAGTCGCAAGCACCAAAATACAGTCCGTCAAAATTGGTCGTCTTTATCATGATATTTCGAAATTTTACTCTGTTGATCGGGATCAGGGGTTGGATTTGATTCTCCTGACCATGCACTCCGAAATAACCTATCTTAAGCCGACCGTCTAGTCCTACGTCTAACTTGTGATTGAGGGCCGCAGAAAGACCGTCCGCTGTGCCGAACACGTAGTAGGAAAACAACGGATCGTTTCCGTCTTCTCCACTTCCGCAATTGCCTCGCTGGCATTCCCTCTTTAGTTGTGCGAAAAAAGGTTTTACCGACTCGTTATGCTTATCGTCCCACTGGGCCTCGTAAATTTTGACAACGTACTTTTTGTCGGTTCTATCTTTCACGACTTATAAATTAGATTTTTTATTAAAAAAAATTGGATTTTTCAATTTGTTTTCTTCCGACCATGGCAAACCCTTATTCCACGTTGGTTTTCCTTTATGAGACTCACCTATTTTTCGTTTATGTTCTTCAGATTTTGGCTTACCTTTTAGAGAAAATCTTATTTTTTGTTTAGTTTCTTCTGAAAATTTTCTTCCTAAACTATTTCCAGCAATCTTACAGATATTATATTCAGGATTTAAAAGATTTAAATAATACTGTTCTCTTTCTACAAGCCTAGATTTATCTAAAATTTCTTCAATAATTTCAAATTCAAAAAAATCTTTTGAATATTTATTCCATGCTCTTTGTAAAAGAATACTATGATGTCTTCCTTTTCTTAATTCGCTTCTGTGTTTTTTCCATCTTTCATAAAAAGAAATAGCACTTCCTATATAGATTTTTTCGTCTACAGTGTTTCTTATCTTGTATATTCCAGAATTCATAATGTGAGTTGTGAAGGAGTTGAACCTAATCGGCATCCGCCCCACTTATTTTTTGCCTTCCGGGTTACAGCCGGATGCAGGGAACACAACCCATGATACTAAAAGGAAAAATCGTCTTCTTTCGTAACAGATTTTTTACTAATCTTTTTAGAAGGAGAAGTCAATTTCGCAGAACCTTTGGAACTCTTTTGGTCCACAGGTTTAAAACTGGTTTTAAAACCCTTTTCGTTAACGATATAGGCAGCAAGTATCACGGAGACGACCTGGTCCAGAGTGACACAGGCAAGTTTTGCGATTGATCTCAGTGACTTGAGGGTCTTGTTGTCACAATCAAAATCTATCGTGGTAAAATTGTCTTCTTTGTTGCTCTTCGTTTTCGTCATGAATTGCCTCCTCGATATGTTTTTTGGCCAACTGTTTGTAGTAATACCGTATGTCTGGATAGTCGTACACTCCGTCCCAACCCCAACACACCTGTTTTTCCATGTTGATAGACTTCTGCATAAACACCTTCTTTAAGAAAAGGGCGGCAAGCTGCCACTTGCATTTAATACTCAGCGTAACCCTTTTTATTTGGAGCTACTGGGAATTGAACCCAGGATTCGAGAATGCCATCCTCGCGTGATCCCTCTTCACTATAGCCCCGTTGGCGGTTTTGTCCGGGTCCGCCTACCGGATGCTTCAGGCTCGAGCTCTTCTCTGTCTTCCGCCCTTCATTCCGCGCTTCTTACCGTTCGCCTTACGATGAGGATTGCTCCCCATCTCTCCGTAATTCTTGGCGTTCCGATCGCGCTTTGGCCATTTTCCCATGACAAGTTAACCTCCTAGGTTATCTACTTGCCATGGAAATCTCCTTTGAAGATTCTCATTAGAACCTCCTTCTGTTTATTTACCTCGAGAAGCTAGGTCTTGGTTCCTGAGGTTTTGCCTCGGATACCTTGAGAGCCTTGCCTTCAAGAAGCGATCCGTTCAGCTTGCTGATCGCATCTACCGCTTCCTGCCTCGTCGAATACTCAACGAAACCGAATCCCTTGCTCTGTCCGGTCTGGCGATCCTTGATAATCACCGCCGACTCCAGAGTTCCGTACTGCGCGAACGTGCTCTTCAGTACGTCCTCCGTTGTTGCATATGGGAGATTTCCCACATAAAGTTTCTTCGTCATCTAATGTCCTCCTATGGACTCTTAAAAAAAGCCGGTTTCCCGACTAAGAACCAGGTTTCCTGGTTCTATGTGGAGCTAGGGAGAATCGAACTCCCATTGTTCGGGTGCAAACCGAATGTTTTCCCATTAAACTACAGCCCCAATTAGCCCCTGACAGAATCGAACTGCCCACTTCTCGGTGTAAACGAGACGGTATTCCAATTACCTAAGAGGCCGAATAATATTCTTTTACTTTTTCTTCAATTTCATTTTTATATCTACTATACATATATTGATGATGCGTTGGACACATTGGAATTAAATTCTTTGGTTTATTATTGGAGTGATTTTCATCATAATGATGAACAGAAACTATTTTTTCCTCATCACAAATTATACATTTCTTCTTGTGATACCTAAAACAAACAGTTTTATAATGTGCATCCTCATCAGATTTATATCTTCCATTTCCATCACCTGTCC